AGTTTGAAACACTTTTTCTATTGTTGATATTAAGTTATCATCATCTTCATCAAGCGGAGTTGAAATTGTTGGAATTGCAGAAGAAGCAACCGAAGTATGTCTTTGCCAGTTTTCTCCAGAAGAAAAAGAAAATATTGTTTTGCTGTCATAAGATCCAGCATTTGGATTAGAACCTGCTGAATATAAACCAATCTCAGATATTTCATATCTTTCTTCTGTTGGCAATTCTGCAGTAAATACAATTTTGCTTATTCCGTCTTCGTTTACAAACCCTCTTGAACTAATTGGAACTCTAAACATTTCAAAGTCTAAGTTTTCTTGAGCAGAATAATCTGGGTATGCGTCTATTGTTTCAAGTGGTTTCTTGCCACAGCCAACAGCCAAATAGGAAGCGTATGCAGGAGCATAGCCCAACAAGTACTTGCCAATAATGCCTTTGCCAATTTCAGTTATCATGATATAGGTCCCTCAAAATCTATCTTATATATTGTACCACTTGTGATGGTTTGAACCTCTACCTGTTCATCACCTAGAACATTTATTAACTCAATAACAATATCTCCTGTATTTTGGTCTAAATACACATTTTCACCATTTGCTCCATTTCCTACTACTGGTATTTTAGAGTCAAATTTAATTGAAAATCCCGCAAAATATTTATCTGAAGTATCTTGGACACTAATTATATTATTTGGGTTATATTGTTGCTGAATTAAATTAAGGTTTTTAATTGGCTGATATATTACGCTTTGCCCATTAATTAGATCACTTCTTCCTATGTTAATAAGTTCTTGTCCTCCAATGTTTTCAAAAATTAAATCTGCCATAATTTCAATTGGAACACGCTCATCATCAAAAATAATAATGTCTGGAGTTGCTGTCTTAATTGATTGAGTTACAGCATTATTTACTGCAGGAGTTATGACTGGTGTTGGTGTTGGAGGTGTAGGCGCTACATATTTCTTGGGAACCTCATCATTTTTTTTAGGTGGAGTTTCTATTGTTGCATTTTTTAAAGATGTATCTTCATACTGCCCCATTGATTTTTCTTCAGCAATTCTCCAATTACCATATGAGTATGGAGTTGCTGTTGGTTGTGATGCAGTTTTTGCTTCTTCTGCTGCCCTTGCTGCTGCTGCAGAATTTACACGGGCCATCATTCTCATATCGTCTGGGTCAGTTGCCATTTTTATACCTCACTCAAATAAATAATCATGCTTGGTCCATCTTGATTTCTTGAATACTCAATATTATATATTACAAATCTAGTTGTGTCTGGAGCAATTACATCAAAATTTTCATTAGTATAATTAATTGTAACAATATCTCCAAGTTGAAGAATTGGTGTTGAAAAAATTTCAAGCCCAATAGATTTTTTAGGCTTCATTGTTTTATTTATAATCCACCCCATTAATTCTTGGGCTGCATCATCAGTTTGAATGTACTCAGATTCAATTGTAAAATCATTTTTACCATATGTAATTCGGCTAAGTTTAATGTCGTTATATTTTTGTTGTTCTGTATATGGAGAATAAACAAGAACATCACTCTTTAATTCTGGATCATTTAAACTTGATCGTTTTCCAAAATAAGAATCTACGCTTAATTCATGAGTAGTATCTTGGGTAAACGTAACTCCTTGAATTCTTAAATAGTTTCCAGATGTTTCATCTAAGTTTAATGCTGCATCTGTTGCATTAAAAATTAAAAATTCAGCACCATAGGAATCAGCATAAAAACCAGATGTTGTATATCCTTTAATCCTATTAAAAGTTGGAGATAGTTCTGCATAAAGTGCTGGGTATGCACGATCATATCTAATATTAAAGTATGCACACTCTCTCATAATTGTTCCAAATTCTTCAAAATACATGTTATACATTGGTGGCTGTTGAGAACTTATACCAGACAAATATGTTGACTGTACAACTCCACTCATTGCATACTTTCTAAAAGATTCACTAATATTAATTTCATTATTATTAAACAAGTTAGTATCTTTGTTAAATGTATTTGAGTTTTGAGTTTGTCCAAAAACATTAGAGATTGGTTGAGAAACAGTTGAAACTGTATTTTGTGAATAGTTAGAGCATACAGCATAAATATTTTCAAACATACATTTTGATGAGCCTCTTGTAAATAAAGCCATGTTATTATAAACTGGAAGTGGGTCTTCGTCATCAACAATCTTAATTAGTTTATTATTTATGTATAGATAAAATCTTCTAATTTTTCCAATATCTTGGTACTCTACTGACAAATCATATACCGTTGGATTTTCTTCTCCAAGAACTCTTGACTGACCAGTAAATTTTCCATCATCAACCACAATTGAAGAAAGGCCTCCCCAAAGTTTTACTGGAATTGCTTCTGAGTTTGCAGAGTTTTTCTTAACTTTATAAAACAATATATTGTCAATAGGATTTGCTGTTTGTCCCGCTGAATTTAAATTTAAATAAGACTCAACGTTTGTTTCAGTTAATGCTACAATTTCAAAGTAATATCCGTTATTTGTTTCAGGATTAACCATTACTGCTAGCCCTCCTGAACCTCCTCCAATGCTAATACTTTTATCTGGAGTTGTATTATTAACTTGGTAGTATGTCATGCTACCTACAGGACTTTGACCTCTTGTTGTGCTATTTTCAATTTTGCCAACAATACGCATTCTTGTGCCAAAATGTTTATATGAATTATCTAAATTTTTATATACATAAGATACAAAATTAAGTGGTAAATCGCTAGCAGCAAAAGATGGACCACTCATGATCAAAGCAGAAGATTGAACTGTTCCAGTTTTTGTTGATTGCATTGAACTAACATCTGTTTCTGTAAAAGAAGTAGTTGACATAAAGTTTTTAATTACACTATTTCTTGTTGATTGTTTTGCTAAAGAGTTTGCTTCCCCTGCTAAACCCAAAACTGTTGAAGGAATACTTGGATTGATTTCTGTTGAAAATAAATACTTAGACTGCATGTTGCAGCCACGAACATAGTTTGTTGAAGTCCAATAAGGATCAATGCCAGCGCTGTGGGATGCAACTGTAGTTCCAAATTGACCACGACCATGCTCTTGGACTTCACCATTTTTCATCTTTGTAATTCCGTTAAATGTTTGATAAAAAGGAACTGTGTAAATTCTAACTAATCCTGTAGGATAAATTTTTCCATTAAATGGAAGTGATCCAGCAAATTTTTGATACTCTTGATTGCTTGTTATCCAAACATTACTACTTCCTTGTCTGTGTGTATTTCTCCATTGCTGTATTGCAAGATTATCGGACTCAATTGTTGTTGTAAGATTTCCACCTACTGACTCTGGAGCAAGTTTTCCTGGAAGAACAATTTGAGGACTTGTTTCATCAAGGCTGCCATCTTCTTTTATTGGATACCAAATTGGCAAAGTTATTGAAAACTGAACCGCATCATATTTTATAATTTCTCCATTAGAATAAAAATACCCATTATATCTAGTTAGCCAGTATGCATTTTCTCCAACATCAATAATATTATTTGTTATTTTATTATTTACAACATATGGAAGGTCTACTGCTAAATTTGAATTTATTGGCATTGCTCCCAAAACATAACTAGATTGTTTTGATGCAACCTCATTAATTGTTTTTAGGTTATCTGTTCCAGCAACCTCCCAAAGCAATACTGGCTTGTATATCCAAGTTTTTTCTGAATCAATTAAACTTGACTGCCTAATTGAACCATAAGATCTTTGAATATATCTTGTTGTGTAATTAATTTTTCCGTCATTAAATACTTTTCTATCTTCACTATTGATTGATATAATATTTGGAAGAGTATCAATTGTAATGTTTTCAACTAAACCTGTATCTGCTTGGTTACTTTGAGCATTAAGAATAAAATCTGTATCTCTTTCTAAAATAGATGGCATCATGTAGTCTTTACTCATAACAATAAAATTATTATATTCATCAAAGAACATAGATGATTGTGTGGCGATTGCAAGACTTTGCAAAACTTCAGCAACATTTTTATCTGGAGAAACAAAAAAATATGGAATAATTACATCTTGTTCTCCTGGCAATTTTTTAAAAGAATAATTTGTAAAGCCTATATAGTCAAGCAACATTGTTATGGCATAACTTAAAGATACTTGTGTTACAAGCATTCTTGGTGCTGCATTTGATTCAAGGAAAAAATAAAAATCTCTTAAAGACATGGTTAGCGTTGCTGAATCATTGCTTTCTTGTGGGAAGCCTTCTGAGTACAATGTTTTAATTGGAACATAATAATTATACCCATCAACATCAATTATGTTTTCATAAAATAAAAACTTAATATTTTTTCTTACATATTTATTAATTATACTGTTTGTATTATTTATATTAAAAGATCTATCATAATCAAATATGGAAAGTTCTCCAGTTGATGCAAGTAGTTGTCCTACTGGCAATGAAGTATTTCCAATATCAGAAAGTGATTTTGTTACCTTAAAATCAATAACGCTATCAGAAAGATTTCCAACTAGTCTTGGTGACATTTCAATAAGATCAAAGGTTGAATCAAATTTATTCATAGTGTCAACAACAATACGAATTCCCCTGATGTATTCAAACTCTCTATATGTTTTGCTTTGTGTTAATGTATTATTAAAATAAGAGGGCGATGTAAAATCTGTAACAAAACTAGTTACATTTGCTACGTTTTCTTCTCCTACGCTCCACCCATATGATGCAGCAAAAGTTTCATACTCGGATAATTCTGCATTCCATATGTAAAATGATCCAGCGGTATTTTCATTCTCTATAACTAAATATGAATATCCGTTACTTGATTGTTCTGGCAATAAAGACGCTGAAGATAGGGTTTCAGCAAAAACAAACTTGGCTTTATGTTGATTTGGAATAATTAACCCATACTGTAGTTCAAGATATCCATCTGATTTAATTATTGCTGTTGAGTCATCTCTTAAACTGTTTTCATCAAACTTGTACGCCTGTACCCAGTTATTATCTTTTAGGTATTCTATTCTCCAGTTAACTGGTGTAGTTTTGTTTTCAATTTGTGCAAGTGGGTCTTGAAATGTTTGAGAAGCATTTGTAAAAGGACCAAGATCAACATCTCCAATATTTGTTTGCATTTTTATTACTATTCTGTTTGCAGGAACTTCTTCGTTGTATACAACAAAAGGTGCTACATCATCTATATAGTTAATGCTATTAACTTTATTCTTTGCAATGCCTCGCTCAAGATTATCTTCTGTTCTATAAGAAGTCCAATATCTAAACTGATCATATCTAGATGGCATATAATATCTTGGTCTTTGTGCTATATTTGCTCCACCATTATTTATGTAAGTTCCAGAAAAATATAATGGCTTATTGATTCCAGATCTTGGTCTAAAAGGTTTAATGCAGTCTTCAAGAGAATAAAGCATATTCATTTTTTCTTTTTTAGATTTAAACAAAACAGGAACATCAGAATCATCAACTCCTCCGTTTATAACAACATCGGCGTCTGTTCCATTTGTGTAATAATTTCCAGAGTCGCTGGGGTCAAATGTGTTAGGAACTGTTTTATACTGTACATTTGAGTCAAGAGGTCTGTATCTATAGTTTCCAACCTTAAAAATGTTGTCTGGCATATTCATGTTCCACTCAGCCAAAATTAAAGATTGCAACTTAATAGTTGAAGAAGTTTCAAAATGATTTTTTAATGTATCATCTATAAACACTTTAAACCTCTTCTAAACTTACAGATACATTCCATAGGTCGTGATTTTGTCCGCCACGCTTTACAACACTATAATTAAAATCAGTTATGTAAACCTCTATAACTTCGTTATATTGATTAAGGTGCTTGTACGCTGCTTCAGGATCTATTTGTGTTGGTTCAAAATTGTTGTGTTTATCATATGACAAAAACATCCAAAATGATCCTGTATGTTTTTCATACCAGTCTAACAGTTCAACTCCACCTGCTCCGCCATCTGAAGTGTATTCTTGGTTTGCAACATTTTTGTATGCAGAATTTCCGCCATCATCAAATAGGGGAGTTTGATAATGTGATCTTGATGGTAAATTATTCCAAGAAGTAGAAAACTTCATCTTGTCCGCAATGTGATATGAACGCATTCTGCCATTAATAGTTCTTTGTCTTTTTTCAATTCTTTCTGGTGTAAATGCCATCTCTGATCTATTGTGATCTGAAAGGATTAAGAATTGTTCCACACCACCTGTGGTAAGGGTAGGATCTGCCCCTATCTCCTGTCCTGAAGGCACGTAAAGGCCATTTGAAAGGGTTCCTGGGGTATTTGCCCATAAAAGTGCTTGAGGTCTTGAATACCTCTTTCTACCGTTAAGATAAGCATTAGTAGCCATTATCTTTGTCCCCTAATTCTTTGATTATCAACATTTTTAATTTGAGTCATTACTGCTCTTGCAATATCGTCTGTGCTTGCATTTGAGTTAGAAACATTAACGCTTATACCGTAATTATACACTGAATTAGAATTATTGTTTACAGAAGTCATAGCATTTCCTGGTTTAAATGTACCGCTATTAATTGCCTTGAGATTATTTAATCCAAAATTATCTACCGCAAATCTTTTAACAACAAATTCTCCAGGGGTAAGCATTGCTGGAACTGTGTCAGATCCACGAGAGAATCCACCAGATGCAAAGTATTTAGGAACCATTCCTCCAGAAGACAAGAATCCCATCCCAAGAATTTTTCCTAGGTTTCCTCTTGAACCTGATGCTGATCCACTATTTATGCTGTTTATTGCTGCATTAAGGACTGATTCAGTATTTGTTTTGTCAAGACTTGAGGGAGCAAAAATTGTAACTCCTGCACCATAATCACGATATCGTTCCGATGGGTTTGTATTTGCTTTTTTACCTTCATTAAAAATTGCATCTATTTCTTCTTGTGTTTGTGTATTTCCTCCACCACCACCAGCAATAGTATTATGTAAAGTTGTTAAGGTTATAGTCTTAGAAGAAAGGCTATTCCACAAAGATACTATTGAGTCAACAAGAGTTTGTGCTTTTCCAAGTTCAGTGCTATATGCTTCTGTAGACACATTTGCAAGATCAATTGCAAGTTGTGCATCTGTCCACTTTTTTCTTTGTGCATCAATAGCATCAAGTTCTTGCTTTAGTTTATTTTCAAGTAAAGGAATCTCATTATTTAAATAGTTATAATTTTTATCTTCAAGTGCTGTTATCTCAGCAAGGATTGGCTTACGCAAAAGATCAATCTGATAAAGTTCTTCTTGCTTTGCTGCTATTTTTGTTTCAATAATTGCACGTTGTTGATTTAATGTATAGGTTTGTCTATCAATTTCGTATTGTCGTTGAGAAATTTGATCTTGTGTTAAACCACTAGGTCCTCTAACTCCAGCAATTTCTGCATCTCTGGCTGCACCAATTAAATCAGCAGCACGTTTTGAAGAGTTAGATGCTGCCTCTGCTCTCATATCTTGAGCAATTTGTGCTGCTGCTGAAATATCACCTTGTGTTAATGCATCAGCAAGACTTATTTGTGATTTTTGCTGACTAATAATTTCTTGATTGAGGTCTGAAATTTTGCTAAGTGCTTGTTCTTGAAGATCATATTTAACGTTAATTGCATCAACGGCATGACCAATAATTGCTTGATCTTCTGAAAGTTTTGAAGATTCATCTTGTAAAGCCTGAAGTTGTTTATCTACTCCAATTTCCATAGAACGACTTAATGCATCAATTTCTTCATTAATTAAATCAATTGCTCTTGTACCGTATTTATTATTAACCTCAAGAAGTCTTTGTTTTTCTTGAATTAAATTATTGTTTGCCTCAATAAGTTTTTCGTATGCTTGAATTTGTGGCTCGTATTGTCTACGTGCCATTTTTTCTTGAACATCATATGACTTGTTTGCAAGGTCCATTTGATTATTAAAATATTCTTCTGGGTTTGTTTGTGCAAGAGTTAGTTGTGCTTCTTTTCTTTGTGTTTTAAATTGTTCTATTAATTTTTTAACTTCTTCGGTTGTTTTTGCTGAACTTAAAGATACTGCAAAGTTAGCATCAGAAATCATCTCTAAGGCATCTGCTGAATCTACGCCAGCAGATTTAAGGGCTACAAAACCACTTCTTTGTTTTTGTAATTCATTAATGGCTTGTGCTGATGTACTACTAAAGGCTCCTAATTGTGCTTCTTGGTATCCCTTTAGTGCAATCTTGCCATCATCTGTTAACTCAACTATGCCCTTCTTTAATTTTGCTAGATTTACATATCCTTTTTCAGTAGCGTTATCCATACCGCCAACAAAATCAATGAACCCAGAGTCTGCGCCTAGTTTAGAAAGTGCTTGCTCAAGACCCTTAAATATTGCTATATCTCCGCCAGCCTTTTTAAATACCCTTCTAAGTTCTTGAAGTCCGCCTTCTGCATTAATGCTTGCATCTCTTGTTAATTTTAGTTTCTTTAACAAATCATCAAGAGTTGTATCCCTATCCTTTTTAGTTCCCGCATCCCCTGATCCTGGTACTGGAGTTTTTGGTTTTGGTTGAGAAGGACTATACTGTGGTTTTGTTGCATTTGCTGCTAAATCTTGTTTAATTGCTGCTTGTCCTGCAGGAGATGCATAATACTTCTTAAGTGCAGCAGCGGATCTACCCTTTGCTGATCCAATTCTTTTCTTTGTTTCTGCAGCAACCTCATCTTTACCAACCATCTCATAGGCGGTAACATATGTTGTAATTGCATTTTTACGAATTGTTTCTGGAAGAGACATAAAGTATTCCCAGTTATCTACAATGCCTGCAAATTCTTCTGGAGCAAGTCCAAGGTTTTCTAATTGTGTTGTTTTTGTAATTGGATCTGGAACATTTTGAATAGTTCTTAAAGTATTTGAAAGTTTTTGAAGTTTTTCAAAACCATTAACCTTAAAGTATGTATTAACGTCAAAATCTTTTCCAGCCATTTCAGATATTTTTGTAAGAGTTGACTGAAGGTCTCCAAACTTGCCTTTATCTTGTACAGCATTAATTTTTATAAAAAGTTCTTTTTGAAGTTTTTTATCTTCAATTATTGCTAAACTACCAACAAGAGAGGCTGTTTCATCTATACCTCTTGTTGCAATTCCTAAATCTATTTGCTTGTTTAATGTTTTTTCATCACCCTTAAACATATTCATTAATCCAGTAAGTAACATTGGGTTTGTTCCAGATGCTGCTATTGCATTAATTTTAACCTCTAAGTCTTTACTTGCAAGATTTTTAGTATTTTCTAAAAATGCAGGAACTTGTGATTCTAGTTTGCTGCCCTTAAATTTTGATCGTACCTGTTGTTTACTTGATTCAATAAATGCTTCTTGTGCAAAATTTCTTTCTCCAAATGTTAACTTTTGACTTTTCCTTGAAGTTCTATCAAATGCTTTTTCTTGTTTTACCAAAATGCTTGCTAGTTCTTTTCCTAAAACAATGTTATCTTTTTTGTTTTTACTTGTTAAGGTATCAATTTCTATTTGTGCAGCAATTCTATCTTTTTCTGTTTTTGCAATATTTTTCTTAGTTTCAAGCAATTGCAAATCTTTTTGATATTGAGCATTTGTTGCATCAACTTGTGCTTTTGCTAATTCAAAAGACTGAGAATATGCTGCAGCGGTTGCTGCTGCTGTTTCTTTAACTAATTTATTACCAGCAACAAATTCTTTTACAGCATTAAAGGCTGCTTTTGGATTGAACAAAGTTTGATATCTTTCTACAACATTATCTCTTTGGGGTGGCAAAATTTGATTTGCAGAAATTTTTGCAATGTCAGATTGCTGAGCAATTATTTTTACCCTAATTTTAAGTGGGTCTATTAATAGATTTACACCATCTGGTCCAATAAGATTTGTTAGTTCTCCAATGATTGCAGGATACAAAGTCATATCTTGGAAATCAACTGCTATCTGTCTAGCAATATCTCCTGCTTGCACTCCATCAATTACTCCATCAGATACATAGCCAGATAGTTGTAGTGCAAACTGTTTTACTGCACCAGATCTGTTATTAAGCAAACTATCAGAAAATCCC